CGAGGCGTGCGTAGTCGAGGCGTGCGTAGTCGAGGCTTGCTCCGACGAGGCGTGCGTAGTCGAGGCGTGCGTAGTCGAGCGAGACCTTCGCTGTGACCGCCGCCTCAACTGTCAGCTTAGTGGTATTATCCTTGCAAGAATGGGAAAAAATTATTTTCCCGGAAATGCGGTGCAGAATGTCTATTTTCATTGTTCCTTTTTTTGTTGGTTGGTTGGTCCGTAAATCACTTCATCCGCCCCGCGCAGCATGGGCAGACTTGAATTTTTTCGTTGAGCCATTGGCCATCGCGTTTGGCGACGATGGGCAGATGCAGCCGGTCACGCATGAAGTTCAGATCGCGGTCGATAGTCTTGTAAGTCACACCCAGCTCATCGGCGAGCTGCTGGGCCGGGATGGGGGAACGAGCTGCCAATAGCCGGGCCATCAGAACGCGGAAGCGTTCCACGGGGGCGCGGGTCTTTGGATTGGCGGCATCAGATTTCACAACAAAGCTGGCTGTGCAGTTTGCACCGGAGGGCTATCTTTTAAGATTTTGGCCGGGCGCCGGCACCGGCGCTGCCGTTTCAGGTCGGTGTAGAGTGCGGCCAATGTTTCCACGGCAGTCTTTTCCACCACTGCCACGGAGGCGACGGTGTTGACGGCGCGGCGGGTGACTTTGGTGATGTCTTTGGCGGCGCGGCTGAGTTCCTCGGCGCGTAGGCGGATGTGGCGGTCGATCGCGCCTTCCAGATACACGGGCAGGTATTGGATGGCGGCCTGTTTCTCGCGCATGGAGCGCAGCACCTCGGCGATGTCGCGCCGGATGTGGTCCACCTGGAATTGCCAGTGCCGACGCTCACATTCGTAGCCGTAACGGGCGATGGCCTTCATCAGGGCCCGCTCATCGCGCATATACTCACGCACCCGGTCCGCATAGAAATGATTGCGGATCAGCAGCAGGAGTTCGGCGATGAGATCGGCGACAGTCATGGGTTAATTTGTGCGGCGGTGGGCGGGTGCAACGACTGGTCCTTCGATGGTCGCACCGCGCAATTCGCGCAGGCCGAAGCCCGAGCCGAGTTTCTTCATGATGGCGAGGCGGAAATTGGCCTCGTCTTTGGTGGGGTATTCGAGCTTGCAGTTGGCTTCGTGCACCCGCACGAGTTGGGCGCGCTCTTGGAGTTCTTCTTTGGTGATGGTGGCCATATTGGTCCTTTGGGTTGATGGTTGATTTAGATTTTTGTGGGGTTATCCGGTGTGAAAGATTCTTTGGCGATCAGGTCTCCGCTGCCATCGGCCTGAACTGTTCCGTCGATGATTTGTCCGTCTGGCATTACGGCGATGCAGGCCCACTCAAACCAGTTCGATTTAAGCTCATCGACCTTTTCTTGGAGTTCGATTTTCAACGGAGTAGCCGCGATGTTCCAGATGTTCGGGCGGATCTCGCGGGTGGTGAATCCGGCGGGAAAGAGCTTGCCCGCCAGCCGCTTCACGGCATCGGTGGGGCCGCCGGTGGCGCTAGCGCGTTGGTTTCCCGCACTGCAGGCGTATGTGCCGCAGGAATAGCGGACTTCAACGGTGTATTTAGTAACGGTTTTAGTGGCCATAAAATCAGTTTTCACCGGGTTTGCAGGCATCGTTCAGGGCTTGGGCAATGCTAGTGAGACTGGCGCGGCCTTGGGGATCGGCTTGGATCAGGAGCTGCCCGCTGCGGACGTGCGGGAGGGTGGCGGCATTGGCCGGATCGGTGAAGAGGGCGATGACTTCGCCCAGGAACTGCGCATCGCGGGCGGTGAGGTTGGTGACGTGGATGCTAATGGTATGGGCTGCTGGATCGGCGGTGATCATAATTTTCCTTTGCGCGCGATGGTGCGTTTGAGCAGCCGCACTTCGCGGGTTAGTTCGGTGATCTGGTTGGACTGCTGGAGATTCTCATTGGCGTTGTAGGCTCGACAAACTGGCGTGTTGGTGATGAATGCCGTATTGGGAACTTGAGTGATCCACCGGCGATTCTCCGGGTCTTTCTTGTCGTAGATGTCGGTGAAATTCTGGCTGCGCTCAGCGTAAAAACCCTCGTTGATTTGAAGCGCAAACCCGGTCTCAAAATAAACGGTCATCATTGGACGTCCCACTCCCCTTCCTGCTCGGCTTGTTTGGCGATGAGCAAGTGCGCCTTCACGAAGTGCGACCAGTTCAGTTTCTGACCACGCCGGCTGGCCAGCTTGCGGGCGTAGCGCAGCCGCTCGGTGACGGCCTTGAGCGCCTCTTCCTTGCAGACCTGTTTCAGGATGGCGTAGGGCTGCTCGGTAACATCGTCCACGGTCACAGTGACATTGGCCTCTGGAAATTCCAGGCCGTGATGTTCCAGAATCAGGCTCACGTCGCCCTTCGTAGGCATGGTGGGCAGATAGACCTTATGCACACCCCGCCGCCAGAGCTGCTGCAGCTCGCGCTGGCGCGCCGCCTTTACGTCATCGAGCAGCGTGAAACACAGGACCATGCCGCACTTGGCGCGGTCGTGGATCTCGCGGATGACTTCCATGCAGTTGTGGAAGCTGCCCTTGCGGTAGGTATGGGCGAGCAGATGAACCTCGTCCAGTATGAGCAGCATGTTCGGCGTGAGGGCATTGATGATGCGTTCGATGAGGTCGCTGGTGTTGCTCTTGGAGCTGACGCCCACGGCCTCGGCGATGCAGCGGACCATTCCGCCCAAGCCGCTGGCGGCGCGCATTCGGCAATAAACGGTGTGGCCGTGGTTGTTGCCGGGCGTGTAGTGCCGTTCCAGCGCCCACGTCTTGCCCACGTGCGACGGCCCGACGAGGAACACGATGGACTGGCTCTCGCGGCCCAGATCGCACGCGGTGACGATCTTCTTGGCGGTGGGCGTGAGCACGAACTCTGTCTCGCCGCCTTCAAACCGCTCCTTTTCCAGCGCGAGAAACTCGCGGATGGATTTGATGAGGTCGCCGCTGGGTTGGAGCTGTTCCTTTGTTTCCGGATGCGTGTATTTGCCGGTGTAGATCTTGTAAAGCGTGTTGTCGCTGCTCTTGACGCGGCGGGCGAACTCGGGCTTGGCGACGGGATGCTTGGTATCCGTGCACCAGTAGAACGCTTTGATGAGGACTTCCTTGGCCTCGGCGTTGTAGTTGGCGATGTTGGCGCGGATGTCGTCGGCGCTGAAATTCCAAGAGGCGCGGACGGTGTTGCCTACATTTGGGGCGGCTTCGGTTTCGATGTTTGTGCTCATACTGGTCCTATGAGAAAAGTTGAAAGTTGAAAATCAGCCGTTCAGGCATTGATACGTTTTGGCGATGCCGTCGCGACCAACCTGCTCGACCAGTTTCTTGTTGCCCAAAATGTAGAGGGCATTACCTGCGGCTTTTTCTTCAATGCCAGTGGCGACGGCCACGGCAGCCGCGGTGAATGGCGCGGGGAGTTTGCGGCATTCCACAAGGACGCGGTGTTGGAGCGAGCCGACGCGCAGCGGCTCTTCGCCATTGGCCGGAGCGGAATCAGGCGACGACGCGGAGGATGGGGCGACGACGCGGAGGATGGGGCGAACTGCCTTGGTTTTGGATTTACGCTTGGCCTTGGCCGGCTTCGAAGCCTTCACCGGTTTAGGTTCTACGATGGCGCCCAGTTGACCGTAGAGTTCGGTGAGCGCGTCTTTGGCAACGGTCAACTGGTTGATTTCTTTCTGGCGCGCGGCGATTTCAAAATTCAAATCGGCCAATGTTTTGGTGATGTGTTTTTCCATATCTGGTCCTGTTTTTTGTTGGTTGGTTAATCGAGCAATTCTTCGGTGTTCAATTCCGGCGTCATCTGACGCCCGGAAAATTCATTCTCCCGGCCCAGCAACTCTTCCGAGCTTTCCGAAAGTGCCTGGCATCGGTTGTCTTGCGGTTCAGCCTGGGCGGGAGAATCAAGGAGTTCATCGGCGCTGCCAACGAGGCGGCGCGCATTGGCCTGCGTGCGCTTGGTGGCGCGGGTATTCTCGCGGGCGCGGGTGATCTGCTCGCCCACGGGCCCGCTGGCGGGGACGCTCGCCCCACCGGTGCGACGCTCAAGGAACGGCGCAAGGGTGCGGCTCTCCGTGCGCGAGACGGTGGCCAGCAGTTTTTTCCGCTGCGCCTCGGTGGCGAGCTGGTCCGTGGTCGCCCCAAACCGGGACAACTCAGGCACACGCGGGGCGCAGCAGATCAGTTTGTCCGGCTTGCCGGACTTGAGGGTGTAGATCACGGCATCGGTATCCGGATCGTAATCGTTCCAGAAGATGACGACGCGGCGGCCACGATGAATTTCAAGAGCAGGATGGCTGTAGGTGTAGCCCTTCTGGAACTTGCCGCTGCCGATGGTCACGCGCACGCCGTTGCGAGTGACCTGCAGCACGTTGTAGGCAGCGCGATACATCCACTTGGATTCATCAGGGAACTTCACGAATGTGGGGTTGATCTCCGCCCAGGCTTCCGCCGGCGTGCGGCCATGCAGAATCTTTCCGTCATTGCGTTCGTGGTTAAGCGCGTTCATCACGCCGCGCAGATGCTCGGCGTATTCGCTCACGTGCAGAAAATATTGGCGCGGATGCGCGTGGCCGGCGCGCACCTGGGCAAGCTCGTGCTTCACGTTCTCGGGGCAGTCTTTCATCTCCATGCGCCCGCAGAATCCGCGCACGGCATCGGCGGCGTGCTGCAGGTTGTTGAACGCGGTCTCGATGATCTTGCCGCGGGGCGTGCGGGTGTGGATGACTTTCACGCCGAGCGATTTCAAACCACCGAACCGCGTGGAATCGTCAATGCCGGTCTTGTGGCCGATGACTACATTGCTCTGCCACGTGCCGCCTTCCAGCACAGCGATCTGGTCCACCTTGCCGGCGGTGTCGGTGTGCAGGCCGTATTCGTCCAGGTAATCGCCGAGCAGTCCCCAGACGTCGTCCTTGGTGTATTGGCCCTTGGGGCGCATCACAGCGCGGATGTTAAGCCAGGCCATGGTGCCGACGTTCATCACAGCGAGGATCTGCGGACGGATGAGCAGGAAGCCTTCCTCGTTGGGCCACTCGCACCACACGTAGCAGTTAGCCGTCATGTCGTCGGCGGTGATGGCACGGATGTCGGTGTCGGCGTAGCTGCACTCGGTATAAGGTCCGTCCAACTTGGCGGCCTTGGGGCCGATCTGCATGAGCTTGGTGCCGAGCGGTGAGACGCGCAGGGCATCGCGCACGCTAGGCGGCACGTAGCTCTTGCTGGCGTGCGCGCCGTGCAACCACATGCGGGCGCTGCCGTGAATGGTGGGGTCGCTCACCATGTTGCGAAAGGCGCGGGCGATATTCTGGCGGCCTTTGATGCCGTGCTCCACGGCGTTGGCGCGGCCGCGCAGGATGCTTTCCTCGGCCAGATCGCGGGCATAGCTCTTGCGGCCCACTACGCCGCGCTTCTGTTCCACGAGGCCATCAATGCCGCGCTCAGCGTAGGCAGCGCACCAGTCGTGCAAGGCGCGTGGGCTGATGGGCATGAGCGGCTGCTCCTTCTTGAAATGTTCTACAACCAGGGCGACGGCGCGCATCTTGCCAAAGATGGAATTGCTGGCGACGAGCTTCACGGCGCGTTCACGCAGCAGGACTTTTTCGCGAGCCGCATCGGAGTGGGCCAAGTCCGAAAACCGGACTTCTGGCGCGGGGCATGATGTATCCATCGCGGGTGTGGCCACGACGGCCAGAGCTATCTGCGCCGGGGGAATGAACTCCAAACGGTTGCCCTGAGCGCGGCACGGCCACGCCTCGCGCTCGGCGGTGCGTTGCACCGTTTTTTTATTGGCGCCGAGCGCGCGGGCGATGTCGCGCAGACTGAAGTATTCAGTCGGGGCGACGGTGGGCTGAGCGTCGATGGACGCGAGCACCTGGTCCATTACTTGATCCGGGGCGGGATGGTTCATGAGGGTTGAGTGGTTGATTGTTTGGCGAAGCCGTCGCGCACATCGCAGAACTGCGGCAATAAATTGTTTTGATACGCGGCATACCAGGCATCGGCGGCGGCGAGGTACTGCGTGGCGCGCTTTTCCTCCACGAACTGCACGGGCTGTCCGGGGTCGGCCAGCACGGCCTGCCCTTTGTAATAAAGCGTGAAGTAGGCGCTCATCGTGAACCTCCCACCGGCCCGCCGCCGTTTGTTGCCAACGGCGACGGGGTTCGGTTTTGGTCTAGGCATGTTGGACCGGCGGAAGTGGCTACCACCACGGAAGCCGATCCGGTCATAAATCGAAACGCAGCACGGAAATGGTTGATGGAGTTCATGACCGGTTGCGGAAAAAGTAGGTGGCATCTTTGCCTGAACCGACGATGCAGGTGAGTTGCAGTCCGGTGAATGTGCCTTTGCGAACGTCCTGCAAGTTGCCGAAATGCGTCGCTCCATGCGTGATGTCCGTGTGCGCGGATTGCGCCCAGGCGCGGCGGGCATCTTTCCATACCCGCGCCGGCTCGGTGGCGTTGTGCGCGGCGTTCAGGCCATACACGCCTTGCAGTGTGCCGCGATGACGGATGGCCTCGGCCACGGCCAGCTTCACGGCGAAAGGTTGCCCTGCAGCCTCGCCGACAATGGCGGTCGCCGCTGCGCGAGCGTCGAGAGCCAAGGCGTTAGAGGGGAAGCTGAGGCCGAGGGCGAAAAGGACCGCAGCCATCACCGAGCAGGCGGCGGTGGCAGCGGTAGAACTCTGGCGAGCCTGGTCCGCCTGAGATTGGATCAAACGGTAACGGCTGATATGGGGCCGCACACTGACATCGGTCTCATTCTCGATCTGAACGCCGTGGTTGTGGCGCAGCTCGTCCACGCGGCTGTGGATGTTGTAGCTGCCGCTGACTTCGACGAGCGCCGGCATCGTGACCCATTCACCGGGCTGCTGCGCGAGTCGGGCGAGGATCTTGGCGCACTGTGAGTTTTCTCTGAGTCTCATAGTCAGTTGGTCAGGTTGACGGTTGAAAGGGTGGCAGTGGTGGACGTTGCGCCTGACTGCCGGCAGAGCGAGAAGGCCGGACGGGGATACATTCCACGGGTAACTACTCCGCTGCTGACAACCCCCGCCCGCCCGCCGTCCACAGCGGGAACATATGCGTCAGCAAATTTAAAATTCAGGTTCATGCTTCGATGGCGCGCCCGTGTTTCTTGATCTCGCGCACGCGCTTGAGTGCGGCTTCAAGTTTGGTCTCCACCTCGGCGATGTATTCCACGGTGTCCACGCCCTCGGGATAGTTGAAGGTCACATTCTCGTCGCCAAAGCGGGCGAGCTGGTCCAGCACGGGGGTGAGCTTGGCGAAGTCAAACTCGATCTGGCCCGCGCCGAGCTTGCGCTCGCGGTACTTAACCTCGTCGTATTGACCGAACTTGCGCATGTGGCCGAGTTCGCGGCACAGGCTGATGTAGCCCTTGGGCGACTTCATCACCATGTCCTGCGCGAACACGAGCAGCTTGCCGGTGTCCTTGGCGAACTTGGCATGCTCGGCAGCGGCCCATTCCAATGCTTCCTTGGCAAACTCCATGTAGCGATAGACGGAGCGGCGAGCGATCTTGTCGTTGTGGCGCTCGATGACGGCTTCAAAGTCCGCTGAGGTCTGCTGCGCGGAGAGGAAATAGAAGCCAGCGTTGAGCGCGTGGCGCTTGGCCGATGTGAAATCTTTGTTGAAGGCTGCATGTTCGACGAGGCCTTGCTGGATGTATTTTTCCGTGATGGCGATGGCGTTGCTCATTGAGTCTTGAATTTAAGCGGAAGTTTTTCTTGGAAGCTGTCGAGTGAATCGAGCAGCAGGAGTTGAGAGCGGATGTCCCGCATGGCGGGATGTTTGTCTGGGAGCACCACCTGAACGGCGCGCAGCACCCGTTTGCGTTGAATGATGGAATCTGGCAACGTCGCCGCCGCATGCTCTGCCAGAACTTGAATAGAATTAGTCACCAACCACCTCCATGATGCGTTTGTAAGCGATGGGGAATTTACTCGGCTGCGCCACCGCAAAATAAACCGTCTCTCGGCGGCAAGGCACGAGCCGGGCAACATCGGCAATGGTGAAACACCCGCGTCGGGCGGCTCGCCGCCGAATTTCTTTTATGTTGATTTTCACCATTGCCGTGCTAAAAAGTTAACTAGATTAACGGTATGTTACTTAACTGAATTAAGCCTGTCAACTGGAAAAGTTAATTGAGTGAAGTCTGTAAAAACACCTGAGCAAATCGAGTTCAACGATTTGTTTGTGCTCCTGGAGTCAGCGGGCTGGACGCGCGCACAGGTTTCGCGAGCGCTGGATTATTCCAGCGGCGCGGCCGTGACCATGATTTTGAAGGGCAAAACAGGTGTTTCCGAACTGCGGTTGAAAAAGATGCGCGAGTTGGTGGACAACATTGACAAGGCCAAAACGCATGTTGCGAAGATTGAGGCGACGTATCTGGACGAGGCCACAATGAGGCAGTTCAACGATCTGCCCGCCGCCGCGCGCAAAGAAGTGGTCAACCTGTTCAACGTGATCGTCGGACAGGCGGTGAGTCGGGTGACGACTTGCGGAGCGAAGCCGCAAAAGCCGAAAGCAGCGCGGCCAACATCTGCAGCTGGCGAGCGGTAAGATTATTAACCCTTGATTCGAACCCCTTGATGAACCCTTTATTTTTCATACGTGCCGAGCCTGCCAGCGGGGGTCAGACAATGGCTGTCCTTGTGGATAAGTACAACAACTTTCCAAATGCTGTAAATTGTCTAAATATGACCTGTTTTTTGAAACTTTGCTAAGGAATCTAAAAATCTTGTGCCACGGTGGCACAGAAAAACCGAGGCCGGAAATGAACCTGAAAACCACCTGCATTTTAGTTACCACCGGCTTGCTGCTGGCCGGCTGCAAGCCCGCACCTGATCCACGCATCGCCAAACTGGAAGCGAGAGTCAAAAACTTGGAGGAAAAGCAGGCGCTGATGGTTCAGGGAGATGATGGCATTCTAAAAATTTTCCAATCACTTCAAGTCCTAGAGACCAATCAGATGCTTCGGCTAAATGATCTAGATCGGCAAATGGATCTTTGTCTTGAGACTTTAACAACCCACTCGAAGACTCTGAAAACATTACTTGAAAACAAAACCCCTCAACCAGTAAAACCCATTTCCGTGGCGACTAGACCTGTCGGCTCGGCCATGCTGATTTACGGAAAAGTGCTGCAACGTTTGGATGATGGTTTGCTCGTGGATACACTCAGTGCGCATGATGCGCTGGTGAACTCCATCGAACGCGGCCAGAACACAGACAACGATCCGACGAGCCTGGCATACATCAAGGCAGAGCGGGAAAGAAAAGTTCAACCGTTTTTCGGCCTTTGTTTGCTTATTAACCACCCGCTTCAATCCAACTTTGTCGATGATAGTGCCGTCAGTGCCGTCGCCATTCCGGTTGGTGAATACCAATACGTCTCCACCACTGGCGCACAAAAAACCATCCGGAAATTTTCGGTGATAAAGTAACCTGTCCCCACATCAAATTTAGCGAACCGCGAAAATGCGCAAGTTCGCGACCTGCTTCAAACCCGCGTGAATCGCGGGTTTTTCTCTGATTCCGCTTCTCTAATTCCGTCTCTCATTTTGTTTTCGGCGTAGACCGCATTTGTCTAATCCGGCTTGCAATACTGGATTCGTGTTTAGGACCAATCCACATAAGTCAACCGGGGACTTCACCCCATATCCCACCATCATGAAAACATCCATCCGCAGACTGTTCACCATCGGACTTTTGACCATCGCCGCCGTTTTAATGAGCGGTTGCATCAATCCCACCATCCAGCCGGTCGGTACGGAATTGACGCTCGATCTCAAGAAAGGCACCGCCCGCTGGTACAACAACAAGGACACCGGTATCGGCAGCCTCCATGCCGAATATGATCCGGCCACCGGCAAGAGCGTACTGGACGTCACCAACGTGACCACCGCGCTCACGCCCGAGGTAGCCACCAAAGCCGCCGACAGCAATCTCGCCAATCTGAAAGAGCTGCATGCCATGAATAACGATCAGCTCGACCGGGTCAAGGACATCGCCGGCAAGGTCGTGGATGCCATCCCCAAATAATGGGCAGCGCAGCAGCACCGCCCTATCACCATTGAAATGACATTCGACCTGCAACGCGCGATTCGGCTGGCCGCTCTGGCGGACGAGGCCTATACGCGCAAGCCGTCCGTGGTGGATGCCGCCACGGACACGCAGGTGTGCCTCACGGACGACATGGCAGCGCGGGAGACGGTCATCGCCTTCCGTGGCACCAGCGATCTGCGCGACTGGGTGACGGATGCGAGCATCAGCTTGGGCCGTTACTTTCCCGGCGGGCAACTGCACCACGGCGTGCATGATGCCGTGGAGGCCGTGCTGCCGGAGCTTTCCAATCAATGCCGGCTGCGCGGGCCGGGCCAGACGTTCTGGTTCACCGGGCACAGCCTGGGCGGCGCGGAAGCGGCGCTGGCGGCGTATTGCCTCGCCCGACAGGTGGACGGATTCCAGATCGGCGGCGTGATCACCTACGCCGCGCCGCGCTGGTGCGATGCGGAGTTCAGCCGCACTTACAACGCCGCGCTGGGTGAAACCACTTGGCGCGCGACCGCCGCGGGCGATGTGATCCCGCACGTGCCGCTGCCCGGATTCTTCCTGCCATACCGCCATGTGGGCCATGAGGCGCACTTGGATTGGAACGCTGACTTATTGCTGGACCGCAGCCTATGGGCACTGCTGCGCAACGATCTGACCGATCTGCTGAACGCCCGTGCGCTCATCAAAGGCAACTGCCCGCTGCTGCCATTCGACCTGGCTAACAATCATGCAATGGCCCGTTACACCTGGCTGCTGAATGCGTCCGCCGTAAAACAATCATGAACCTGCTTTCAGAAATCGACGCGCCGGTGAACATCATTGCCACGCAGCAAACATTGTGGGGACTTGTGGGCCTGCTGGCGGTGATCTACCTCGTGTTCGCCGTGGTGATCCAGGCCAAGAAATTGTTCGGGCGCAAGCCGGCCATCGACGATGACCTGAAAAAGTTACGGCAGGAGATCTATCACAGCGCCGGCAAGGTTAAGAAAGATTTGAATGTGGACTTTGAATCATTGGAGGACCGGTTCGACAAGATCGTAGAGGACATCAATGACATCAAGCTCGACCGCGAGCGCAAGTGGCAGCAGCTCACCGCCGAATATCATTCACTTGATCTCAAGCTGGCCACATTGACGGGCCGCATTGAAACCCTCTTGAAAAAATTGGAAGGCAAATAGTCATGGAACGCAACGACCAGATCCGCAAAGAAATCCTGCTGCAGCTCTATGCGGCCCGCCCGCTGACGCTCACGCCCGATCGCATCGCGCGCGATGCCAAGAAACAGGGCTACGACTATACCGTGCGCGAGATCAAGCAGGAGCTGGTCTATCTGGCGGACAACGGACTGCTCATCGAGATCGGAGATCCGGGCGTGAGCGCCAAGCTCTACCGCATCCACGCCAAAGGCGTCACGCACTACGAACAAACCTACGCCGCCTAAAATGTCACAAGCCCGCACAGGAAAAATTGCCCGCGCCTCATTCGAGGTCCGCACGCACGTGAACGTGATGTTGCGCGACGGCAACACGGCCAAGGCCGTGATGAGCTTTCTGGAAGGCGCCGGCATCACCGGCGTGAATGAGCAGAACGTCACCAACTGGCGCGACGGCGGATTTCAGGACTGGCTGTCCGAGCAGAGCCGGCTGGACGACATGCGCGCCAAGCGTGAGTTCGCGTTACAGATCGTGAAGGAAAACGACGGCAGCAAGCTGCACGAGGCCACGCTGCACCTCGCTGCCAGCCAGCTCTACGATGCGCTGGAAGATTTCGATGTCTCACGGCTCAAGGAGCTGCTGGCCGACAAGCCGGAGAATTTCGCCCAGATCGTCAACAGCCTGGCCAAGCTCAGCAAGGGCGCGCTGGACGTTCAGAAATACAAAGACCTGGTGCGCGAACAGAAAGCCAAGATCGAGGCCGCGCTCGGCGTGGCGAAGTCCAAAGGCGGACTCACCAAGGAAACGCTCGCCACCATCGAGCAGGCCGCCGCAATGTTATGAGTCGCCAAACAAAAGAAATTCGGTCCGTCACGAAGCGCCCTGGCTTTGTTACGGCGGACTTTGGCGGCTGCTGCAAGCAGTTTCCCGTGCCGACCGCCGATGGCCGCGAGCCGGTGTTGCTCGCGTATCAGGCGGACTGGGTGCTCGATGATTCTCGGTTGAAGATCGCCGAGAAGTCGCGGCAGATCGGCTGGACGTGGAGCGAGGGCTACAAGATCGTGCGCGACAAATCGCAGAGTGATGCGCGGCTTGACCATTGGATTTCTTCGCGGGACGACATCCAGGCGCGGTTGTTTCTGGAAGATTGCAAGGGCTTTGCAAACCTACTGAACATCGCCGCCAAAGACCTCGGGCTGATGGTCATTGACGAGAAATGCAGCGCCTACGTTTTGAGTTTTGCAAATGGATTGCGGGCCCACTCGATGAGCAGCAACCCGGATGCGCAGGCGGGCAAGCGCGGTGGACGCACGCTGGACGAGTTCGCGCTACATCCCGATCCGCGCAAGCTCTACGCCATCGCATATCCTGGCATCACCTGGGGCGGCGGCATGAGCATCTTTTCCACGCATCGCGGCTCGGCCAATTTCTTTAACGACCTCATCAATGAGATCAAGCACAAGGGCAATCCGAAGGGATTCTCGCTGCATCGCGTGACGTTGCAGACGGCGCTGGACGAGGGTTTCCTCTACAAGCTGCAAAAGAAACTGCCGGCGGATGACGAACGCCAGCAGATGGACGAGGCCGCGTATTTCGATTTCATCCGCAAAGGCTGTCCAGACGAGGAATCGTTCAACCAGGAATATCTCTGCATCCCCAGCGACGACAACGCCGCGTTCCTGTCTTACGAACTCATTCAAGGTTGCGAGTACAAGGCCGACGAGAACTGGCAGACCGATCTCGCCGATGCCAAAGGCAATCTCTACATCGGTGTGGACGTGGGCCGGCAGCACGATCTCACCGCCATCTGGGTGGTGGAACAACTCGGCGACGTGCGCTACACGCGCCGGCTCATCGAACTCAAGACGGAAACTTTCGACGCGCAGGAGCACGCGCTCTACACGCTGCTGCAACTTCCCCAGGTGCGCCGGTGCTGCATCGACCAGACCGGCATCGGCCGGCAGTTCGCCGAGCGTGCGCAGACGCGCTTCGGAAAATACAAGGTCGAGGGCGTGAACTTCACCGGCGCGAGCAAGGAAGAGATGGCCTATCCCGTGCGGGCGGCTTTCGAAGACAAGAGCGTTCGGATCCCGAACAGCGACAAGATCCGCAGCGACCTGCGCGCCATCAAGAAGGAAACCACGACTAGCGGCAACATCCGCTTCACCGCTGACCGGGGTGTGAATGGCCACAGCGACCGGTTCTGGGCGCTGGCGCTGGCGCTGCACGCGGCTAAAACAAAAATGGAAATGGGGGCAATGGTAGGATGAAACCGCAAAACTTTTTTCTCGCGAACACCACGGTGGGCAAGCCGGAAACCGGCAAGGATGAAGTGGCGGCTCTGCCCATCTTCACCGATGGCGACCGCTGCCTATCCCGCTGGAAGATGACGTGGCGCGAACGGTTCAGCGCGTTCTTTTTTGGCACCGCTTGGGTATGGGTCAAATCAGGAAAAACCATGCCGCCGATGTTGATCCAGGCGAGCCGCAACCCGCAGGAGAAAATTAGATGAGATTTTTTGGCGACACAAAATCGGTCTCTCCCGCCGTCTCGGCGTTCTTCAACGGCACGGACGTTATGGAGGACGGCAGCAACGGCGCGAAGATCACCACGCCATACGCGCAATCGAGCTGGGTCTACATCGCCATCAACCGGTTGGCCAAGAAAGTTTCGTCTATTCCATTTCGCATCTCGCGCGTGGGCAGCGGCAATGCCAAGCGCATCCGAGCGCTGCGCAGTTCCTCCGATCCGCGCCACTGCCGATTCATCACCAAGGCGCTTGGCGAGACGATCATCGAGAGCGGCGATGTGGTGGACCTGTTCAACCGCCCGCATCCCACGATGAACCGGCAGCTATTCTGGGAGATGGTGGTGACGTGGAATTGTCTGCGCGGCGAGTTCTTCATCATGCCGCTGGATGGCGCGGACGGTACGGTGGATCTCACCGAGCGCAACCCACGAGTGGAGCGTTTGCTCACGGTGCCCACGGAACTTTTCTGGCACATCGTGCAAGGTTACGACCTCAAGGCATGGCGCTACACGGGCAGCCCGCTGCTCACGCCACTACCTTCAGAAATCCTTTCGCCTGGGGAAATCATCCACAGCCGCACGCCTAACCCGTATCTCTACTGGCGCGGCATGAGTCCGCTGTTTCTGGCCATGGGCCCAGCGGGCGCGGATTACGCAGCCAGCCAATACGCCAAGGGCTACTGGATGAATAACGCCGACACTGGCGTGATCGTAACCACCGAACAGCAATGCGCGCCCGATCAGCGCGAGGCTATTCTCACCGCGCTACGCGAGCGCAAAAGAAAGGCCGGCACGGCAGACCGTCCGCTGTTCCTCTGGGGCGGCGCAAAGGTGGAAAAACCGCAACTCTCCGGCATGGAGCAGCAGTTCATCGAGAACCGCAAGATGAACCGGCAGGAGATTGCCGCCATCTACGAAGTGCCAGATAGCATCATGGGCTTCAGTGAGGCCAAGGCCAGCGCACTCTCTGGCGGCGGCGACGCCATCCAGCAGGAACAGATCGGTTTTCTGGAAAATACCATCTGCCCGCTCTGCTGCCACATCGAGGCCGCGATCGAGCCGGTCATAAAAACATTTGGCGAAGATCTCATCGGCTGGTTCGACGTGGACAGCCAGCCGGCCATGCAGGCTGCACGCCGCGCCCGCGTGGACACTGCCGCCAAAGCCTTCGCCATCGGCGCGAGCTTCAACGATGTGAACACGGTGTACGACCTCGGCTTCGAGAAAAAGCCCTGGGGCGATCTGAGCTACCTGCCGTTTAACCTGCAACAGGTCGGGGAGACACCCGAGCCGTTGCCGAGTGAAACCGAACCGGACGGAGACGAGGCGAAGAGCAATCCGTTTTCCGCGATGCGATCGCTGCTCTCCGGCATCAAGACCACGCCGCAAGTCCGCAAGCCAAGCGTGGACGTGGTCAATCTCTGGAAAGCGCACATCACGGCGCGGCGTGCGGCCGTCAAGATGTTCGAAGGCAAGATTGGCAAAGTGGTGATGAGATTCCGCACCAGCACGCTGGCCAAGCTAAACGAGATTCACCTGGAGAAATCCGCCGGGCGCATGGGCGAGATCAAGAGCCTGATCGATCTGATTTTTCACGCGACTAGTTTCGGCAAGGCGTTGAACACGGAATTGGAAACGCCGCTGCGTAGCACCTTACAGAGCGCCGGCGACCAGATGCGCGCCGAACTCGGCCAGGATGATCCGTGGAAGTATCCGCCGCAGGCCGTACAGGAATTTCTCGCCAGCCGCACTCAGAAGATCGCGGGCGTGGGCGACACGCTCCGCAACCAGCTCAACACCGCGCTCACGGACGGCATGGAAGCCGGCGAGACGACGGACGAACTGGCGGCCCGGCTCAAGGGCGTCTTCAACGAGTTCACCGATGGCGGCGCGCGGCGCGTGGCGCAGACGGAAGTAAACACCGCCTACAACACCGCCCGGCACGAGGCGATGACGGACGCGGGCATCGAATACAAATCCTGGTTGAGCAGCCACGGCCCGCACGTGCGGCCCGCGCATGCCGAAGCCGAAGAGGTCTATCTTAACGAACCCATCCCGCTGGATGAGCCGTTCGACGTGGGCGGCGACCAGATGATGTTCCCCGGCGACGACAGCCTTGGCGCGGACGTGAGCAATATCATCAACTGCCAGTGTATCCAGCTCGCGGCGCAGAAACAGAGCGAAGACGACAAGAGTGCCACCTATAAGATTTTCGGAGCGGGGACGATGACCTTTGACCGCCAAGGTACCAAGTGAACATGAACCAACGCCCACAATTCGATTTAAGCGCAACCGGAACTCCACGCTCCGAAGACCGGCGCTCGTTGCAATCGCCTCTGCAAGGCGGCAATGGCGCGTTGCAATGGTCAAATTTGACTGTGAACCACCACTCATAAAATCATGAAACACCTATTGCCATCAGAATTAGAGAAAGCCCTTGGCGCACGGGTTGTGACACTCAACTCCGGTGCGCGGGGCATCCGCGGCGGAATGACTTGCACAGTCAAGGACCTCGGCGGCGATGAGCCGGTGATGGACTTCATCGGCAGCGACGGTGGCGTGGACCGCTACAACGAGGTGATCGACCAGAGCGGCTGGGACTTGGAAGCCTTCCGCGCCAACCCGGTGATCCCGGACTGCCATGATTATTCCAGCATCGCCAAAATCCTTGCCCGTGCCGACAGCGTGCAGGTGACGGACGGACGGCTCGTGGACCGCGTGCGTTTCTGCGTGGAAAATCCGATGGGCCTGCTCGCCTACAAGATGGCCAAGGGAGGTTTCATCAAGAGCCAGTCGGTCGGTTTCATCCCCCTCGAATGGGTGAACGGCTCGGGCGAAAACCAGCCTGAGCGCACCTACAAGAAATGTGAGCTGCTGGAAATCTCGCTCGTCGTCGTACCTGCCAATCCCGGCGCGACCATCGGGCTGGCGCTCAAGAGCGGCGCGATCCAGCGCGGCGACGTGATGGATGTCGTCAAGTTCCTCAAACAATTTTGCAGCGAAGAAAAGACAAATCCCGATGACCTGGCTGGCGCGTCCGTCGCGGGAATTTATGACGCGCATTTGTTGCGAATCGCCCGGGGCCTCAAAGAGGTCATGAACCAGGCGTGACCAGTTCAATCAACAACCACCAAATAAAATTCCGTTTATGAAACAAACCTTCCGCAAATACAAAAACCTGATCAGCCTCACGGCGGTCGGTCTGCTGGCCGTGGCACTCACGGTCCTCACCGGCAACGTCGCCAGCGGCATTGCCATCATCGGTCTCTGGCAGCTCTCGCAGTTCGCCATGAGCCGCAAACCCGGCTACTGCTTTACCGCCGTGCTCACGCCCGAACAGGTCAAGGAGTTCGATCAGATCCTGACGAGCTTCAAGGGCTACGACGGGCTGTTCAAGGAACTGCTCGACGTGTCCAAGTCCGAAGGTGGATTCGCGGCGATCAAGAAATTGCCCGAGCTGCTCAAGACCGAACAGAAACGCAACGACGAGCTGCACGGCGAATTGAAGAAGCTGCGCAAGCAGGCGGCCGCCTTTGCTGGTAACACCGGCGTGCGCTGGATCGGTAACGTCCCGTTTGTCACCGACGACTGTGCTCGCGCCCTGACCAGTTGCGTCATCCTTGACATCGCGCGGATCGGAGAAAAGGCGATGAACGCCCTGACGCCGCACCAGCGGAATCATGAAGGCTTGATCCAGCGCGCATGCGAACATTTGGGCATCGAACAAAAAGCGGCGCTGACTGGCACGGAAATCCCGCTGCCCACCGTCTATGTGCCGCAGATCGTGGAGCTAGTCTGGAAGTATGGCCAGGCCCGGCAATACGCTACCGTGTTTCCGCTCGGTGCCGGCACCGTCAAGTTCCCCCGATTGAAAGCCGGTGAAGACGACTTCGGTTTCCTCGGCGTCGGCACGGCCGGCATGAGCCAGAGCGTCACGGAAAAGAAGGTCACTGCCGAACTCGTCACGTTCACCGCGAACAAGGCGGGCGGTTTGATCCGCATCCCCACCGAACTGGAAGAAGACACGTTCGTCCAGATCGGCCAGTTCCTCGCGCGCTACATCGGCCGCCAACTCGCCAAGCTGGAAGACAAGACCGTGTTCCTCGGCGACGGCACGAGCACTTATGCGAACATCACCGGCGTCGGCCCGTATTGTGTGGCCAACTCCACCTATCTGGTGAGCATGGCCTCGGGCAAAACCAAACCGTCTGACGCGACTCTGGCGAACTTCCGTAAATTGCGCGCCCTTGTGAGCGACGCCGTCTTGAACGGCACCAATGCCGCGTACTATATGAAGCCCACGATGGAACAGCTCCTCGTCAGCTTCAACACCATCGGATCGCCGTTGATCTACCGCCCACAGCAGGGGGTGCAGCCGGCCACGCTGGACGGCTTCCCGATCCACTGGATTGGTGTCGGCCAGGGCTATGCGGAAACCGCCGCTCCCAGCACGTTCCTCGCCTTCTTCGGCGACCTCAGCTATGTGACGCTCGCTGAACGTGGCGCGCCCCGCGTGGAGATCAGCCGGGAAGTGTTCTTCGCCACGGACGAACTGGCGATGCGCGCCCTGGAACGCATCGACGTGGAAATGATGGCCGTGGACGCCATGAGCGCGCTGCAGACTGCGGCCAACTAAACCTGAACGCATAAATTGAAACTGGCCCGCGCCGGGCGAAGTAAAGTCGGCGCGGGTTTTCAAACCAAAAATATATCAGCCCATTAACATCATGAAAAATACTCTCAAAAAAGTTATCATCGTCGGCGCTGTTTGCGCCGTCATCGCGGCGGCGGCTATTGCAGCCCTGCCAACGTTCCTCAGTAAAGCAGCCACCGGCTCCACGGTCGCGCGGGCAATTTTCCCGCAAGACCCGACCTCGCAGATCCGCGTGGTCAGCGCCATCAGTTCGAGCGACCTATCGAGCAGCACGTTGAAGTTCTACTCGGGTGGCACGGCCACCTATACCGTGGCCACCAATGCCACCAGCAGCACAAACCTCTACGTCGCCAGCACGAACGGATTCGCGCTGAACAACGTGGTTTATGTGCAGGGCACCGGCTCCAACGTCGTGGCCACGGTCACCAGCCTGGTCAGTTCCACGAACGTGGGATTGTCCGCGGCCATCGGCGCGAATGTGGGCTTGAACTGCGAGGTGGAAATCCTCGGCAGCGCATTGCCGACGCTCGCGGTTGGCGCGACAACCAATAAGACGTTTGCCAGCGACGGCCTTGTCGTGGGCAACTACGGCCGCGCGCTCGTCGTGGAACAAACCGGCACCGGTTACAGCTCGCTGGACAGCGTGACTGTTCATTACGACAGCGCCGCTTATTGACGAAACTTTCGCCGTGGTCTGGTCCCCGCGGCGAGAACCGGGGCGGTGGGCGACCCCAAAATCGCCTACCGCCTCACCTTAACAAAATGAAATCGGAAAGCGAAAAGCAGAAAGCGGAAAAGCCCGTTGCCACGGCGTTGCAGCAGCCGCCCGAGAATCGGGCGATGCCGTCGCCGGCAGACCGCCCATTGCCCAACGGCGCTCCGGATTTCACCAAGCGCCGGCCGGGCGTGTTCTCTCGCTCCATTTTACCTAGTTGATTTTATGCTCACCGGATTTTCAACGCTCAACTATCTCAAGAGCCAACTGCTCCCGGAATCATCACGCCTGTCTGAGGCGTATGACGCAGTGCTGACAAACCTCGGGCGCGGCGTGGCCGGCACGTTCGACAATTACTGCCAGCGGAAATTCGCGCGGGCCGTGGGCGAAGTGGAGATCCTGCCCGCCGACAAATGCCAGTTTTTACTTTCCCGCTTTCCCATCGAGAGCATCAGTGCCATCGACTACAAAGAGACCGAGGCGCTCGGCTGGGTGGCGCAGACCATCAACACCTACGTTAACACCATCAACAACGGCAGCGGCGTGGTATATCTTCCAGATGGCGCGGATGCGGGCCCATTCTACGCGCAACTGAGATTCACCTACACCGGCGGCTATTGGATTGATGACACCGACGATCTGAGCGGCGCCGTGCCGGCGGGGCAAATTGCTTTGCCGGATGTTATCCGTGCTGCCTGGCTGCTGCAGTGCCGCGAGGTGTGGAATCAGACTGACAAGCTCGGTGGCAACCTCGTGGCCGATGTGGCCAAGCAGCCCACGTTCAAAAACCTCGAACTCGTACCGCAGGTTAAACAGGACCTCGGCAGCTTTGTACGGTTCAACCTGGTATGAGCCTGCAAATTGCCATCACCCTAACGCCTCAAGCGGAAGCTCTGGTGCAGAACGCCAAGAGCTTTCCCACTCGGCTGCCGGCGGCGATGGCGCGCACGCTCGACCAGCAGAACCTGCTCACGGTTTCGCACATCCAGAAGAAATATCTTTCGTTCTCAAAGAGCGGCCCAACCACCTCGGAAGGTTTACGCGCCATCAGCACGCCGGGCTTTCGAGGCACGCTGCGCGCCAGCAAGGCGAGCATCATTGGAGCAGCCAACGGCCAAGGAGTTTCGGCTTCGATTGGCAGCAACATCACGAAGAAAGGTTTCAGCTATCCGGCCCTACACGAGTTCGGCGGCATCGTGCATCATCCTGCGCGGACCGGATCGGTGCGGCTGCGCACCACGGCGGGCGGAAACATCCTGCGGCAGCCAGGCCGCGGCGGCGCGATGTTCGCCGGAAAACGCCATACGCGCTTCAAGGTGGTGCAATACCAGGGCAAGGCTTACAACGTGACCTATCCCGCCCGCGCTCCGATCCGGCGCGGCATTGCTGACCGCAAACCGGACTACACCGCGGCCCTAAGCGCCACGGTGGTGAAAACCTTTCTCGGAAAAGATTTCCCCGGAGGTGCCGCGTGAGCTTCACCGATTTCATCCGATTGCAGAACGATGGTGCGCAGGCATTGCTGGGCGATACAGATCTGGCCAATGTGAACATCGTCACGCGCCACCGGCTCGTGCAGGACGGTTCACGGATGCCCGACCAGACGCTGGCGGCGGAAGTGCTCGCCTACACCACGCCGCGGGGAGGCCGGCAAGGTCTCGGCATCATCGTTGAAATCCCCGAGGTGAGCGTGGAACATCCCAACTTGCCCGGTCCGGAATGTTTCATCATCCAGACGTTCCTGATCCTGGAAGACCGGGTGCAGAATCTCGGGCCGACCACCGGCACGCTCAAGCCCGCCGACCAAGCCGGCCAGCGTATCCTGGAACTCATGCACGGTTTGAACGTGGAGGGCGTGGGCCAATGGTTCGCCGAGCGCAACGCCATGCAGGCCGCGCCGGACTTCGAACCGCTCGACGCTTTCCGGGTGCGGCTCAAGCTGCGGTTGCAACGCGACCAGAGCGAACGCTGCGCCAATCCGGCTATCACCGAAGCCACCGGCACGATCACCTTGGACACCACAGACGACGGGGTCATCTGGTACACGACCGATGGCAGCTATCCCGCGCCGGGAAACATCCAGGCAAAACAATTCAGCGCACCGTTCCAGGCCGACGTCGGCACGGTCATCCGCTGGGCCGCGTATTCGCCGTTGCGGCCGCAATCCCACGTCGGCAAAGCCACCGTCACCTAAACACTAAACCTAAATAAAATTATGGGACTCACCCGCTCACTCATCGTAAAAGGCCCGGCCAAAATCGTCCTTGGCGGCACATCCTATTGGACTCCGGACGACATCAGCCTTGAAGTGGATGACGGCGCGGTGGACGTGCGGTCATCCATGTTCGGGCCCAAGCTCGACGCGCTGGTGATCAACCCCAAGGTGACGGTGCAGTTCACGCCGCACGCAATGGTGGATGCCGGTGGCGCCGTGACGCGGGCAGCGGCGCTGGCCGCGCTGATACCGGCCATCTTTACCAACGGGTTCTACGGCACGCAATACATCGGCAGCGGTGGCAGCGAGGCCACCTGCGTGCTCTGGTCCACCACCGGTGAAAAGGTGACGATCAGCAACGCCATCATCACCAAACCGCCGAGCGTTTCGTTCAGCGCTGATAAGCCAATCTTCGGCCAATGCACGGTCACTGGCATCTGCGCTACTACGAGCAGCGACATCAATCTTGGCTTGGCCAACTCGCTCTACACCGCGGTGGCCAGTGGAGCGTCCGATCCGGGCGTGGCTTTCCTGGGCGTTCCCAGCTACCTGCAACGCCGTTACAAAGGCAACCTGGGCACGCAGACCGGGTTCACCGAAATCTGGCCCGAGGGCGGCTGGATGGTGGATTTCAACCCCACCTGGAAGGAACGGCAGATCCAAGGCTTGACCGTGGATTACGAACTCGCTGGCATGGAGATCATGGCCAAAGGCGTCATCACCGGCCCGACCATGAAACAGATCCTCGACCTCGTGGCCATCGGCGGAACGGGCGGCGCGAGCTGGCCGCAGGGTTCGCTCATGAGCGCGCAGCAGACCACCAACAGCCTGGTAATCACCGACCCGAGTGACAGCACCACGCCGTTCACGTTGAACAAGCCGGTTATCCGAAAGCCTGGCTTCAAGTTCGGCCATGATGTGCTGCGCAACGGCGAGATCGGATTCCACTCGCAGCTCCGGTTCAGCTCTGGCAGCGCCGTGGCGCTGGCGACGATCGCGTGAACAAGACCATAGACCATAAGATTATGAAAGATACAACCACTGCACCAGTTGCAACGACACGGCCCACTGCCACATCGGCCACCGGATTCACTTGCCCCTATTGCGGGCCGGATGCAAACGGCGTGCAGATCCACCAGCTCACGCACCATGCTAATCCAAAGCTCACGCTGGATCAGGCCACGGCGGAAGTAGCCAAGGAAGCCAAAGAGCCAAAGTAAGCGATGAAGATCTCCTACAAACTGGCGAGCGGCGGCTCTTACACCGTGCTGGGTGATGAGAGCAGCCGTTCCGCGTTGTTGGAAGACTTCAAGCCGGCGTTCCAGCCGCAGAACCAGAACGAGCCGCTGTTCCGGGCCTCGAACACATTCAAGGCGGCGCGCGGAAACATGGGCGCGAGTCTGGCGATGGTCATCAGCGTACCGTATTCCACGCGGGCGGCGGCCAAGGCCGGGGCGCGCACACTCAAAGCCGCATTCGCAGCGCAGGTCCACCTGAAAGTGGAAGAGGGCGCGGATGCGGAGTATTACCCCAACGCCCTGCTGGCCGGATTCGTGCCGGTATTCGCCGGCGTTACCGTGCGCTATCAGCTCCAATTTCTCACCGACGACGTCACCACCACGGCAACTTAAAAAGACCATGAGACCATTGACCATCAGACTTTTCATAGGCCTAGTTACCATGCTATCAGCGGCCGCCCAGGCACAGACCAATGTCATCTATGCCGACGTAGGCGATCTAGGCGCGGCATTGCAGAAGAATGTGAACGTGACCTGGACGCTGCTCGATCCAAACCCACGTACTTACAATGGCATCGTCATCAACCAAACGCCAAAAAGCCAAGCGAGCGATGCCAACGGGCGCGCATGGTTCACGAACATGATCTGGGGAAAATACCGCGTGGATGTAGCCGGCACGCCCGGTACTAGCTACAAGGTGACTGTGGGCACGAACACGATGGGCCTGGTGAACTTGGCGGCCGTGATCCAAAATCCAGGAACACTGCCTCCCAACTCCGCCACCAACTATTACACCCAGGCGCAGATTGATGCTTTGTTATCTGGAATCGGCGGCGGCGGCACGACCTATACGAACAACACAGACATCGTTGGGAAGATTACCGGAAGCGGGATCGGTTCGAACTGGTTGTCGCTCGCCACCGCCGCCAGCCTCACCGGAGTGAGCAACACCGTTATCACGCTCTCAAACGCGCCAGTGAATCTCGTTCTCAACTACGGCAGCGTGGCGAACACGTTGTCGTACATTGCGACGAACGATTGGAGCGGCTACAACGGTGCGCCGACGATGTCGATTTTGGGAATCGGTGACTCGTTATTCGCAAACAAGTTCGGCTCGGCGGCGGGCGACTTCCGCACGGTGCTGCAAAACAAATTCGGCGATACGGGCGAAGGGTTTGGCCACGCGGTCGCATTCGCGGCGAACAGCGGCTACACCACGAACGATTTCACCTATTCGTTGAACGGTCAGTATTTTGTGCTGACAAACGGGAGCGTGACATTCGACTTAGACGGCGCGGGCCTATCTGCTCATGCTGACCATGTTCAGGTATTCTATTATTCCCAGAGCGGCGGCGGCGGCTTCTCTGTTCAAGCGGCGCAGAATGGTGGCAGCTACGCATGGATTGGCGGGGTGAACACGAGCGGCGGCGCAACCAAGACGCTGCTGATGACGAACATTTCAGTCCCAGAGGGCTGGTACACGACCAAGCTAGTGTCGTCCAACAACGGCGTGGCGTGGATCGCGGGAGGCGGCTGGAACAACCGGGCGCACAAAGGTGCGGCCACCTACTGCATGGCAATGGGTGGAATTGATTGGGATAATTTCAGCAAGTGTAGCAGCACCGTCCTCAGTAACTACGGCGCGACCATCAAACCGCAACTCATCACCGTGGAAGAAACGTCGTCGTCGAATTTGTGGATGAACGGTGCGGCCTACGTCATCACCAACATCGTCAACGGCAGCATCGCGGCGGGCCAGACGCCAGACGTGTGGGTTGTGACCCCAAACCCGATGGCCGCAAACGATGCGGCAAATGTTTCTCAAATTGGAGCGATGAAATTGCTGGCTAGGCAATACGGGTGGGGCGTGTTCGACCAGCATCAATGGTATATCAACAATGGCGGCACGAATTGGATGTTGGCCAACGACTCCTA